TTCTTAAACACTATCGACGCACCCCCTAAAGAGGCATTCAATTGAGCAAACCATTTGACAGAGCCATCGTGCTCGATTTTGAAACATCATGGGGCCGAGCGCCACACGTCAAGCTGGGCTTTTCCTGTCAGACCAATGAAGAGTACATCCGCGACAAACGCTTCAAGGCGTGGGGGCTGTCTTGGAAATGGCTTGGCGGCGATGACCCCGCAGTATGGGTAACACGCAAAGACTTGCCAGCCTTCTTCAAGTCAATTGACTGGAGCACCACGGCTGTCATGGCGCAGAACGCAGCCTTCGATGTGTCGATCATGGAGTGGCACTACGACGCACACCCTGCGTTCATCATGGACACACTTTCTATGGGCCGTGCCCTGCGTGGCGTTGAGGCGGGTAACAGCTTAGCCAAGCTGGCCAAGGACTTGGGGTTGCCGCCCAAGGGTGACGGCTTGTCGCCATCCGAGAACATACTGGACGAGTTACCTGAACATGTTGAGCGTGTGCTGGCCGACTACTGCTGCGATGACACATGGTTGTGTGAACAGATTTTCTTTGGTCTTGGTGGATGGGACTACCCCAAATCCGAACTGCGTCTGATTGACATGACGCTCAAGATGTACACACGACCAACACTTGAGCTTGACCAACAGATGCTCATCAAGGCACTCACAGAAGAAGGAGAACTACGTGAAGGACTATTACAAAGGCTCGGCATACAAGAAGCTGAGCTCGCATCGAACCCGAAGTTTGCTGACGTACTTCAAAGCCTCGGGGTTGTTGCCCCGACTAAGGTCAGTAAAACTACCGGCAAAGAAGCGTTCGCTTTCGCGAAGAATGATGCCCTCTTCCAAGCGCTGCTCAACGGTGAACGTGAAGACGTTGCCCTCCTTTGTGAAGCACGCCTTAAAGTTAAATCTACAACCGAACGCACAAGGGCACAGCGTTTCCTCGACATCAGTCAGCGCGGCAAGTTACCAGTTCCGTTATCGTATTACGGTGCTCTCTCGGGTCGCTGGACGGCAGCCAAAGGTTCAGCAATCAACATGCAAAACCTCAAGCGAGGCAGTTTCCTACGCAAAGCGATTATGGCTCCCGATGGCTACCAACTGGTCGTGGGGGACTTGTCTCAAATTGAACCGCGAGTGCTTGCGTGGCTTTCGGATTACCAAGAGATGCTCAACATCTTCAGGGGAGGTGGCGATCCTTATGCCGCTTTCGGCGCTCAGATGTTCAACATCCCGAACCTCACGAAAGACAGTCATCCAGAGCTTCGTCAATCTGCGAAGAGTGCTTTGTTGGGATGCGGATACGGCTTGGGCTGGGCATCGTTCGCTTCGCAACTCCTCACCGGATTCCTTGGTGCGCCCCCACAAAGGTATGACAAAGCGTTTGCAAAGACGCTCGGGGTCGATCAAGCCTATGCCCAGAAGTTTGTTGACTGGGAGGACAACGTAGCCAAGATGCTGGAGATACCGCACACCTGCACCGACCAAGAGCTACTGACCCACTGCCTTGCGGCCAAGAAGATCATTGACATCTACCGCGCCACTGCCCACCCCGTTGCTACCTTCTGGGATATGTGTTCTAACCTGATCGAGTCCAGCCTGTACGGCGGCAAAGTTTTCCAGTACAAGTGCTTGACCTTCAGCAAAGAACGTATAGAATTACCCAATGGGATGAGCTTGCTCTACCCACAGTTGCGACGCGAGAAAGATGAAAAAGGTAGGAGCCAGTGGGTATACGGGCCAAACGCTACCAAGCTGTATGCAGGGAAAGTGACGAATAACGTGACGCAGGCCGTGGCGCGAATTGTCATGACCGATGGAATGTTGAGGGTATCGAAGAAGTACCCAATCGCAGGGACAGTACACGATGAGCTGATCGCTGTGGTGCCTGACGATGAAGTTGTTGACGCTAAGACTTGGGTCTTGGCGCAAATGACTATGCAGCCGAAATACATGCCGGGGATTCCTCTGGCCGCTGACGGTGGTGCGCACCGTAGGTATGGAGAAGCAAAACAATGACAGAGTTAACACTACCAAAGAAAATAAGAATCGGGGAGAAGTGGTATTCCATCGAAGTCGTCGAGGCCATGCAAGACAAGCTCGATATGGGGCGCGTCATGTACCTCGAGCAGAAGATCAAGCTGGGGCTACGCAACGGCATGACTGGGCGCAAGTTCAGTCTCGATGACGTCAAGGAGACCTTCTGGCACGAGCTGGTGCATGCCATTTTGCGTGACATGGAGGAACACAAACTCAACAAGCGCGAGGAGTTCGTAGAAGGATTTGCCAAGCGCCTGAGTATTGCAATCAACACGGCGAGATTCTCATGAAACCAATCACGTGGAGCCACAGCGCACTGAAAGACTTCGAGGGATGCCCACGCAGGTATCACGAAGTCAAGGTGCTCAACAACTTCCCCTTCCAAGAGACCGAGGCTACCAACTACGGCAAGCAGTTCCACACTGCCGCTGAGTTCTACATCAAGGACGGCACACCCATGCCGCCTGAGTTTGAGTACGCCAAGGACATGCTCGATGCGCTGATAGCCAAGCCCGGCAGGAAGCTGTGCGAGTACGAGATGGGGCTGACACGGGACTTGCAGCCCTGTGACTTCCACGACAAAAACCGCTGGGTGCGAGGCATTGCCGACTTGCTCATCATCGACGACGAGAACTTGACGGCGCGGGTGGTGGACTACAAGACAGGCAACAACAAGTACCCAGACCGCGACCAGTTGAAGCTCATGTCTTTGATGGTCTTCAAGCACTTCCCACACATCAGGAAGATCAACTCAGCTTTGCTGTTCGTGGTCAAGAATGATATGGTTAAGGCAAGCATGGCCGTGGACGAGGTCGATGCTGGCTGGTGGGAGTATCGGGAGCGTGTGGCCAAGCTGGAACAGTGCGCCGCATCCGGCGTGTGGAATCCAAAGTCCTCTGCGCTGTGCCCGTGGTGCCCAGTCAAAACATGTGAGTTCAACCCAAAACACTAGGAGTTAATCATGGCAACCCGGAACTATGCGAAAGAGTATGAGAACTATCAAGGCAAACCTGAACAGATCAAGAATACAGGCGAACGCGTGAAGGCGCGGCGCATGATGGTCAAGGCAGGCAAGGCGGCGAAGGGAGATGGCAAAGACGTTGACCACGTCAAGCCTATCCGTAGCGGAGGGACAACTACTATAAACAACCTTCGTATGCGCAGTCGCGGTTCGAACCGAAGCGACAACAAATAAAGACCGATGGAGAAGCAATGGAAATCCTTGAAGACAAGGCCCTAATATTCAGAACCAGAAACCCAGAAAAGTACAGCGTCATACCTAAGCACAAAGTCATGGAACGTGATGACGGTGGGTTTGACGTTGCCGTCTACTGGGGGCTGGATGAGGTTAGGGTTCTGAAGAACCTCGGCGTGAAGGACGTGCCCTCGCCAATCACACGCAAGTACAAGTGGCCCGGTCGTTACAAACCGATGGCGCACCAGATCGAGACTGCCGCCTTCTTGACCATGCACCGCAAGGCGTTTGTGTTCTCGGAGCCCGGCACAGGCAAGACACTATCGGCGCTGTGGGCGGCGGACTACTTGATGTCGCTTGGCAAGGTTCGACGTTGTTTGATTCTGTGCCCACTGTCCATCATGCAGTCTGCATGGCTGGCTGATCTCAGCAACAGCATCATCCACCGCTCGGCCATCGTCGCGCACCACACGCAGGCTAGCCGTCGCATCGAGATGCTTCAGCAAGATTACGAGTTTGTAATCACGAACTACGAAGGCGTGAACCTGATAGCCAATGAGATCAACGCTGATGGCCGCTTCGACCTCATCATCGTGGACGAAGCCAACGCATACAAGACGATCACTACACGCCGCTGGAAAGCCTTGAAGTCCATCATCAAGCCAACGACCCATGTGTGGATGATGACTGGTACTCCAGCATCGCAGTCGCCAGCAGATGCGTATGGCTTGGCCAAGATCGTCAACCCCGATGGCGTGCCCAACTACTTCACGTCGTGGCGCGACAAGGTCATGAACAAGATCACCAAGTACAAGTGGGCGGCCAAGCACAACGCGGCTGAGCTGGTGCATGAGGCGCTTCAACCTGCCATTCGGTTCAGCAAAGAACAGTGCCTTGACTTGCCCCCAGTGCTGACAACCACACGCGAGGTGCCGTTGACTCCCCAGCAGGCCAAGTACTACAACCTGTTGAAAGATCGCATGCTGGTGCAGGCCGCAGGCGAGACGATCAGCGCGGTCAACGCCGCCGCTGGTGTATCAAAGCTGTTGCAGATCAGTTGCGGCGCTGTGTACACAGACGACAAGGAGGTTGTTGAGTTCGACGCTGGCCCACGCCTTGGTGTGCTGGAAGAAATCTTGGAGGAGACGTCACGCAAGGTCATCATCTTCGCGCTGTTCAGATCAAGCATCGACACCATCCAAGCACACCTGACCAAGAAGAACATCGCCAACGAGTGCATCCACGGGGGCATCACCCCAACAAAACGCTCAAGCATCATCCACAGATTCCAGCACGAGCAAGACCCGCGTGTGTTGGTGATGCAACCACAAGCTACAGCCCACGGGATTACCCTGACTGCCGCAGACACGGTTGTATTCTTTGGCCCTCTGATGAGCGTGGAGCAGTACATCCAATGTATTGCGCGAGCTGACCGCAAGGGACAGAACTCGGACAAGGTCACGGTCATACACATTCAAGGCTCACCCATCGAGAAGAAGATGTTTAAAGCCCTTGAAGCGAAAGTGAGCGACAACTCACTTCTGACCCAGATGTTCGAGATAGAAATAAATTCTTGAAAGGAGTTGCAAAGCTGAAATTCGTGTGTAAGATGTCCAACCTTAGACAAACAATAACAGGAGAAGCAAGTGAGTGAAGAATCAATCCCTCTGGATAAGCTGGTAAAAATTTACCGCAAAATCAAAACTGAAATCGACGCGATGACCAAAGAGTACGACACCAAGCTGGAAGAACTCAAGGCCGCGCAAGACGAGATCAAGTTTGAAATCAAAGACCAGATGAGGGCACTGGGTGTCACATCTGTCAAGAGTCCCTTTGGGACTGTGTCCATGCGTCAATCGACGCGCTACAACACAAACGACTGGGGTTCATTCAAGGAGTTCATCCTTGAGCACGGCGCTGTCGAGTTGCTGGAGAAGCGTATCGCTCAGACCAACATGGCACAGTTTCTCGAAGAGAACCCGGGGGTTCTGCCTCCGGGACTGAACTCCCACTCGGAGTTCAACATTGTTATAACCAAACCAACCAAGTGAGTTTTATATGTCAAACATAACGCTTTTTTCATCCTCAAACGTTCCCGCATTCGCTCGTAACAACGAACTCTCCGACACAGCCAAAGCCCTCACAGGCGGCAGCGTCTCCAACGTCAAGCGCATCTCCATCAAAGGTGGTGTGTTCCGTCTGGTAGCTGGTGGCAAGGAAGTCGCCGCCATTGATGACCGCCATCTGGAAGTCATCATCGTCAAAGCCGCACCCAAGGTCAGCCGTATCTTCTACGCATCGTCCTACGATGCCGACAACATCACCGGCCCTGACTGCTGGAGCAATGATGGTGAGCGTCCTGACCCAAGCGCCGCAAACAAACAGGCAGTGACCTGCATGAACTGCCCCAAGAACCAAGCCGGTTCTGGCCAAGGCAATAGCCGTGCATGCCGCTACCAACAGCGTTTGGCTGTGGTGTTGGCCAACAACCCGTCCGGCGACGTGATGCAGTTGACCTTGCCTGCCACTTCGGTGTTCGGTAAGGAAGAAGGCGACAAGCGCCCATTGCAGGCATACGCCCGCTACTTGGCCGTGCAGAACCCGCCTGTGAATCCTGAGCAGA